TTTGGATCTTGAATAAGTTTTATCATCTCTTCAAGATGTTCGATTAGTTCTTTCTGAAGATTAGTCATTCCGGAAATTTTGATAGTTAATAGCCTCTGCGATATGATGAGCTTTGATTTCCTTATCCTTATCTAACCTAGCAATTGTTCTAGCAACATTAATAATATTACTTCCTTGCTTTGGAGATAATTGTAGTCTTTTCATTGCAGATTTAAGTAAAGTTACAGAATCTGCACTAATCAAACTATCAACTATAGGATAATTTTGAGCATCCGTAATTCTATAAATTACATTTTCTGAAGATTCGCTTTTTCGATTGCTTAAAAATATTTCCGGTGTAATTGGAGTCATTTCTATTACAATATCAAAAGCTGATGATTGAATTTTAGTAATAGGTTCTCCTTCCGGGAATTCAGTTATAAAGAAAGCTGAATTCATTGATTGCTTTGCAATATGTTCTGATGCTTCAGCGAGCATTGTTGCTCCATGTCCATTCACTACTTTTAATGCTAATTTATGCTTACCAAGAATAGCAATCTCAATTGCTCTCTTGATATTTTCATGTCCTTTTATTTCAGAAAAATTCATAGTTTAATTATAAAGTTATTTTAAGATTCAAAATATTCAACAATCTCTTTAGAAGGATAACCCATGTGACCACCATCAAATATACCACGAAAATAATCATCTTCATTTATAATGTAAATGTATTCAAGTGACATGTCGTTATGATCTCCAAATAAATCCAAGTATTTTTCATTAGCCTCTTCTTCGTTATCAAACTTGCCCTCAATAAACCAATGGCGATTGAATCCTGAATGATTACCGTGATTCGATTTTATTAATAATGCTTTCATTTGTAAATTATAAAGTTTAATCATTAATTAAAAATAAATAATCAATCATGGAATTTATAAAGTGTAAATATCGCTTTCCATTATGTTTGATTAAATTCGTTTGATTTTCCCAAGGATTATAGAAATCCATTGCGATATCATAATATATTAAAGGGAATGCTTCTTTAACAAGTTTACAACATCTCTTATAACTGAATTTTCTTCCGGGCAATTCTGCTATTCTGGATATTTTAGGATCAGAACAGGTTCCAAGAAACGCTAATTGAGTTGCATCAATATCATGAGGATTCTTTTTCATTTTCTTCTTCGTTTTTTTGGTAAATCATTCGTGAAACTTCTTTCCATAATCTTTCTTCAGAGGATGTAAGAGCACATCTATTTTGTAAATCAATAAAGTATCGACTCACTCTTTTCAATGTTTCTAACATTTCAGGGGCAGATGCGACAAGTCTTGCATTGGCTTCATGTTGTCTTTCAGGAAAACTATGCAATCTTCCAATAACTCCACTTTCACTTATTATTAATGGTTGATCGAATGCACCGCTATATATTGTGCATTCCCAAGGTCCAGGTGTATGTTTCATGAGTCAATTGTTACATTATTCCAAAGCATTTCACCTTCATCAGACATGATTTCAATAGTAGATTGTCCTTTGTTATCTTCAATCAACATTTGTTCTTGAGTGTCAAGTAAGTCTTCCCGTGAAATTCCAACTGCTGGTTCAAATAAATCATATAATTCTCCTCCATTAGTTATTTCACCTGACTTTAAATAGTTTTTTACAAGAAATCCCTTAAATCTTCAGTTTAGGGGATGAATTGTAATTGTATATATAATTATTATTTAGTTGAAAATAATTTAGAATAATTGAAACTTTTTTCTAAATATATAGTATAATAGATATGATTTTGAAAACTTACAAATATAGAATATATCCTAATTCAATTCAAAAAGAATTGATACATCAACATTTTGGTTGTGCAAGATGGATATATAACTATGCTTTGAACAAGAAAAACAAAACATATCAAGAAACAGGTGTAGGATTATCAAGATTTGATTTACAAAAAGATTTACCTTTACTTAAAAAACAAGAAGAAACAAAGTGGTTAAAAGAAGTAAATAGCCAATCTTTACAATATAGTTTAGAAAATTTAGATAATGCATATACAAAGTTTTTCAAAAAACAAGGTGGTTTTCCAAAATTCAAATCAAAAAAAGATAATAAACAATCGTTTGGAATACCACAAAGTACATATGTAGATTTTGAAAATGAAAAATTAGATATACCAAAGTTCAAATCATCAATTAAAATTAAAATTGATAGAATATTTGAAGGAACAATTAAAAAATCAACAATAACAAGAACATCAAGTGGTAAGTATTTCATTTCTATTTTAGTAGAAACAACAAATGAATTACCAAAAAAGAAACCAATTAGTGAGGACAAAGCAATTGGAATTGATTTGGGAATTAAAACATTTACTGTTTTGAGTAATGGAATTGAAATTGAAAACCCAAAGAATCTTAAAAAATCATTAAAAAAATTAAAAAGGATTCAAAGGAAAGTTTCAAAAAAAGTAAAAGGTTCAAATAATAGACAAAAATATGTTAAAAAATTATCTATTATTCATGAAAAAGTTTCAAACAAAAGAAATGATTTTTTACATAAAGTATCAAAAGAATTAGTAACTACATATGATACAATATGTTTAGAAACATTAAAACCATCTAATATGATCAAAAATCATAAATTAGCACAATCATTATCTGATATATCAATTGGTAATTTCAATTTGTATTTGGATTACAAAAGTGAATGGTATGGTTGTAACATCATTAGAATTGGACAATTTGAACCTTCAAGTAAAATGTGTTCTTGTTGTGGTTATATTAAATCAGATTTGAAATTATCTGATAGAGAATGGGTTTGTCCTAATTGTAATACAAAACACAACAGGGATCAAAATGCAGCAACAAACATTAAAAAGTTTAGTTTTGTAAAAAATAATACCTCTGGAACGGAGGAAATTCACGCTTGTGGAGATATGAAACTGGTTACAGGTTCAGCCCAAGAAACAACTAAATCTTTAGTTTAGTTGTAGTTCATTTTAGCCATAGCTTCTTCTTTAAATTCTTCGGGAATCTGTATTCGTTCCCAAACGGTAGTTTTAAAATCTACATTCATTATCTTTTGAATTGATTATTAATATTAGTAAGAACCCCTATTACTTCATCAAGAGAATCAAATGGAATATTGATTGCACAATTTGCCAGGTGATTTTTAGAGTTTATTGGTTCGAGTAATAGATTAGATCCACTCTCAGTAAATTCTAATCCTATTTGCTTTCCTGCACCGTTTCTCCACACATAATACGTGGGGAGTTTGTATCTTATATCTTTATTCATTCTCGGGAGATTTATCGTTATCAGATTGTTTTAAATAAGCTTCTACATCATAATCATCAGACTGGTGGAATATTTCATCAACCAATTGTGAAAGATATCCTTCATCAACAGATTTAATCTTTCCATCTCTTAAATCTTCCTGAATACGTGAAATCATCTGATTGAAGTAATGAACATCTACACCGATCAACTGATCATAGATTACCTGTGGATTGCTGAAATCGAGTTTAGATACCTGAAATGCCATTTTGAAGATATCTCCGGCACTGATAGTCCATCCACGGGATAAGAACTTGCGTAATCTAAAGATGGATGCCAATGGATAAAGAGAACCTTCATATCTCAATTCCCGGGATAATATCGCCTCAACAGAATCGGGATTGAGATGTAATTTACCATCACATGAAGTCCAGTAAGATTTGACATGAACAAAGTCATAGTTCCTGTGAATCTCATTGGCCGGACCATAGAATCGAATGATTAACTGAAAATCATTGGTAAGAGAAATAGCATTATCAGTCAATACTGCAGGATAATATTTCTTTCCTTCGCTTTCTGGTTTACGGATACCGGCAGATGGAATTCTGAATTTAATACGATTCTCTGTTTCTTCAATGGTAATTCCTTCAAATTCCAGTCCTTCTTTAATGAGAATCTTTTTGTAGTAATTACAAACAGCAAGAACTGTTTCTTTATTTGTGAAATATACATCAAAGTCATTCACTTTCTCATTTAATACCAATGATACTATTGCACCACCTGTAATAATGGAATTGTTTTTAACCAATGTCTGAACATTCTTGTCTTCGATTGATTTAAGAAATCGGGCAAATGATCCACGTAGGATCTTTTCTGCGGTTTTACTTTTCATCTTTTTGTTTTATAAGTTCGTCAATACGTAATTTGGCTGAAATAACACCATGTAATGTTTCAATTGTACCATCTTCACTTGTAATCTGAAAAGTGTTATGATTCTTTTTAAGAATATTATATCCACGATAAGATTTAATTTGAAGTAATGAAGTTGGCTCACGGTTATAATTAACCTTATAGAAATAGGATCTATTTTGGTACGGATTCATTTATAAGTGAATTTTGTTTGCACGCTTTTTGAATAACCTTTTTGTTTTTGTTTATAAGATCAATTATGTCATTATGGTACTCGGTAATTTCATTAGACATTCCCCGAGCTTGAATTATCCTTGATGTAGGCAATTCAATCTGTATTGTTTCGAGTCTTTGATTTCCTTTTCGAGCAGACATGATTAATGAAGTGTCTTTCTTATAATACTCATTCTCGAAAACACAATGGTTCAATTCAATTCCTTCATCTAAAAATTCTTTTACGTGTTTTAATACTACAACTTCGATTGTTCCATTACTGAATTTTAAATCAAAGAAGTTTTTCTTAGATGCAACATAATCAAGATTCTCTTTTTCTACCTTTTCTATTTGTTTAAGATAATTTTCTTTTTTAGCTATGACCATTGCTCTCCTTATTAATCGCTGATGATCTGCGTGTAATGTTGTAGAACAAATGTATTTAGAGTTTAAAATATCCATTCCAAATGATTCTAAGAAATGAATTTGGTCAAACCATAGATTTACATCCGGGATTGCATATTTATTACGGATACAAATCTTTATTGAGGGCCAATACTTCTCTATCTGTTCTTTGTGTCTTGTATATTCAGATATGAATTCAAAATAGCCTGATTTCAGAATAGTTTCAACTTTTGGATTCGATAGAATTAAATGAAAGAAATAAGCGTGATGAAGATGGTGTGTTGCACCAAGAAAACCATTCCGGATTATCTCTGGAAGATATTTCTTTTTTGGATAAAGCGGAGCATGGATAAAATACTTCTCTAAGGATTTTCTAATTTCCATATTTGATCCTCTACTCCATTGCAAACTCATTCCAAAAAATACATTATGCTTAATTGCTTTAATCAGGTATTCTCCATCTGTATCAATCCAAAATTGGACTACCTCTTCTGGATATAATTGAGCTTCTTCCATAATTTTATTAGATTTCTCAAGAAAGACATATCTCAAAACCTGATATCCATTATGAATAGTAGCAATACCAAAATAGGATTCTTCGACAATCTTCCTTTTATTTGTCCTAATTAATTTCTCATTGCATTTCGGACAAATAGCTTTGTTAGTAGCATGATTGTGAGAATCCCATCTGTGACCACATTCAAAACAAGTAAGATATTTAGCAGTCTGATGGAAATATTTATCGAATAGTTTATTATATCCCCAATCAATCTGTTTCCTTGTTATCTCAGGTAATCCTGATTTAACACTATCTACTTTAATCTGAAACTTAGTCTTTGGTATCATCCAAATAGATTTTGCTGAACAAATACTTCCTTCTCTTTTGGTTTTTGTGGAGTAGATTTGCGTTTCATAGCCTGATACGCATCTTCCTGTACCTTTTTAATTGCTTTCTCCCGAGCCTCTACTTTTTCTTCTTCGGTTAATTCAACAGCATGATTAACGACAACAGACATATCAATCTTGTTTCCAATTTCGATACTCTCTTCATCATAATAATGAACTGCCATTGAAAAAACTTCTTCATCAGTAAAGCCATTACATCCACTTTCTTTTACTGTATTTAGAATGTAGGTAATGCAATCATCGATATTTTTACCAGGCTTATTATAAGATTCGGCAAAAAGGATATCTACTTCTATTCTGTGATCCAAATAATCCTGAATCGTCTGTTTAAATATGTCTGTTGATTTCATGATACATATAAAGGTTGTAAAATGTGAATATTAGGATTATCTACAAGGGATAAAAATTCTTCATGTCGAATCTTTCTCATTTTTGGAGAATTATTTTTTGGATTTGATCTATAGTATCTCCAATTTCCATTATCACATACAGCAGAAATACATTCGACTGTATTTATTTTTTCCTTGATTTCCTGTTCTAATGTCATATAATTCCCTTTAATTTACCAAATTTTAACATTTCATCATTTTCAATAAATTGATATTTAAAGAAATCAAGTACTTTGCTTTTACAATCAGTCGATTCACCATTATCATCAGTTCCGATAATAAGCGCCTTACCGAGTATTGGATAAGACCAACCAGGTTTTTTAAATCCAGCTAATGGTATATTCTCTTTCTGATATAACCATGCTTCTTCATCACAATAAAGAATATCACGATTATCATATTCAACGGGAGATTCAATCATATTACAATCCAATAACTGATAGATATTTGATAATGTACCGTCAGTCTGGACTTCGCGTATTTCCTTTTTAAAAGGATCAATAAGAATTGCTTTCATACTCTTTTTTCAAGTTTTTGAATTAGTTTTTCAAGAATGTATTGTTCTTTATAAGGCATTTCTGATTTAATAGCATGTGCCTTAATCCGGATAACAGTAATTGCATCACGAAATATATCGTTTGCAATCTCATTTAGTTCCGGATATCTTTCAATAGTAGATATTTGCTTGCTCATTTCTCCATTTTTTTAAGCTCTTTTAAATAAAGTAAAGGATATGGTATTTTAATTCTTTCAAGATAATCATACCACCATGAGAGTTTTCTCCATTCTCTGGAATGATAACCGTCTACATGACATTTATTATGACTCAACAGCCATTTTTTTGCATCAAGTAAATTACTACCATCTCGACCATCATAATGATGTAGACTTGGAATTTCTATAATCTCTTTTCCACAAAATATACAGAATAGTTTTCCTTCGGGATGTTCCCGTTTTTTCTTATTAATAAATATTAATCTGTATTTTTTGTAAAGAACTCTGTATTTTTTGTAAAGAACAATGCTTTTTTCTTGTCGTCTTAATCTCACTAATCTTTCTCCAAACTGTTCGACATCTTTTTTAATGTGTCTTACTTTGGCTTTCGGAGTCTTTAGTCCTTTGGCTTTTCTTTCTGCATCAAGAGCATTAAGTTTTGGATTAAGATAGAGAGATTTATAATGACTGGAGCAGTAGCCCCTGGCAAATAGAGGCCACTTGCATCCGTCAACACTACAAATCTTTTTTGGCTTCATCAGCTTTTTCGAATTGGTCTTTATTTAATCCAATAGACTGTAATAATTCGTCTGTTGTTTTAAATTCATTACCTTTTTGGGTATCAGCAAAATAAAAGAATATTTCTGTTTTCCCAAAGGATCCATATGTACCTTTTCTTTTAGCAGTTTTACTTTCTTTATAGAATGTAGTAACAACTCGTTCACCATCTCTGATTTCAAATTCATAAATAGATAAATGAGCTGTTTCCATTGCTAAATGAGAAATCATTCTTCCTCTTAGGGTTAATTTGTTTTTAGTCTCCATTGGCTTTCATTGCTTGTTCTTCGTACTTGTCTTCATTACCAAATCCGGCGCCATCATAATCGGGTTCCGTTCCAAATTCTTCTACTCCAACTTGAGCATAAGAACCGGTTAAGCTTTCCATATCAATTTGTGGTACGGATTTGACCGTTAAAGTATAACAATCTTTGGGAATATAGGCAACCCAGTCTTTAAGATCTTCTCTGCCACAAAATCCTTTGTTCATCCATGTTAAACCGAAATCAACTTCCCATTTATTTGTTCCCCGATCACAAATGAATTTCCAAGTTTCATTACTCACTATTGGATGGTGACTTACGAACTCAATATCATCCCACGGAATAACGGCTTTAAATAATTCAATTATAGCATCAACTGGATTTGCAGCTTTCTCGAAAATATCAAGAATTGCTTGCTTGGATAATTTTACTGTCTTCATGGTTTTAAAATAGTATTAAGAGTTTCAAAAACATCTTCAGCGATTGTTGGTGTTAGTTTTGTTCCGTAATCTTGATAATAACACTCAACAGTTTCCCACGTAATACCAATAGTGCAATCATGACCTTTAATCATAGCATCAAGAGCATTTTTGGCTTGTTCATCTGTAATAGTCCATCCTTTAACTTCTAAGGAAGTAAAGTCTTCTACTGACCATTTGATAGATTCGTTTTTGTATTCTTCGAAATCACCTTGTAGCTTTATATAAGCATGATGTAGTTTTTCATAATCTTCTGCTTGACCAATTAAATCGAATTTAAGTTGATCAATTTCTTTTTGTAGATTGCTCATGATTTAAAATAAAGTTCTCCTGGACTAAAATGTTTATTATCCATCATGGTATTCTCAACTATAGTTATCATTGTGATTATTCGAAATAAGATAATCCCGAATGCATTTCTGTAATTATCACATTGAATTGCGTTATCAGGAATAGGCATTGCGAATTCATTATCCATAATATAATTTTATTATTTAATTAATAAAAAAGGAAGGTGGGGTACCGTTTCCACCTTTCTTCACTTGTTTTCACGTCAATCCCTATTGACCGGTACCAACTAATTTAAACCGTAGCGATTAGCCAAATATTGGCTCATAGCATGATTAGAGGATAAGATAAGCGGGAAATCAGTTTGTTCCGGCTTATAGAGTTCAGTTGCGAAGTTATACATATCCCATGCAGAAAACATCTGATTAGGATTGTCGGCTCTTCCATTAAGATAGCTTTCGGCAAATTTACCAATCTGTCCCTGATTAAGAGGAGGAAGTGGTTCTTTCGGGAAACGATTGCTTTCTTTCCGGATACGTTTGGTGGTTAATTCACCAATCATTTCCATAGCATCTTTCTCGTCAACCATTACTTCCTGAAAATCTGTGATAAGTTTCCTTTCACGTTTGCGAACAGATTCGAAATCATGTAACCATTCACCAAGTACTTCAATCATTCTTCCAGGTGTTGGCATTTTTGTTTCCGATGCATATGTACTCATAAATTTATCAGCACCCATAATGCTTAGATTCTGGCATATTTTAACATGCGGGCCAAAGGCAAGCTGAAATCCATACTGATTGAAAGATAAAGCAACTACGGTATTGGTAATATCATCTTCCAAATCATTAATCTGAATCTTAGCAAAGATTCTTCTTAATAGGAATGAACGAGCATCACCTTCTCCATATTCTTCGCGATATTTTTCAATTACAGATACTCCTGGTCTGCTTTTGTCCTGATTCTGTGCTGCCCAAAGTTCTTCAATTCTAAAATTTAATCCTTTCTTCTCAACTTCACGTAAGGCATTTTGGATATATTCAAAGTGATACATACCCATAAGAGGTTTACCGTTATAATCTTCTTCTTTAACGGAATTAGAAAGTTCTTCAAGGCTCAATCTCTGAACCTTATTGTCTTTAAAATTTAGGAGTTTGCGTGGCTCCAATGTGATAATTTCAGTCATTATTATAAATTTAAACTGTTTGAATTTTAGCTCTATCTGGACACTCTTTGTTTAAGCAGTTCTTACATAAACTGTATTCAGGATTAGTAGGCCAATCATTTGATTCTCCATACTCGAGGATCGCTTTCGTTTTACGGATACTCTCATGCAATTCGGATTCTTTGTTCTTATCCCAATTGATACGGATAAACTTGTCTTCCAATTCAGCACCTTTATAGTTGAATACCCAAAGTAAAAACATAATCCTATTTTGCTCGATTAATCGTTTTATGGAATCGGTTATTATACCGGCCAAATGAGGATTTAAGTTCTCATTGATATTACGAACCACATAATGATACATTTTACCTTGAATCAAATCAAGATATTCAGGTTTACCATAACAATATTCACCATACTCATTATGGATATCAGAAGTAAGTTTTAAGTCAATTATTGCCGCGTTCAATTCATCTTCAAGAAGAATTGTTGTTGGGAATACATCAAGCTCTGCAGAAAGAAGTACATCGGGATCCTGATCCCAAACAGTTAAGATTGGAACTTGTACATTGTAGTCAGTAATGATTACTTTATACTTTTTAGCCAAGGCTTTAAACCTGGCTATCTGTTCATCAATCTTAATCTGATGTAGGTATTTCTCTCCTTTGAGTAATGGTAGCTTATTTGCTTTCCTAACAGCGTTCTCGGCAATAACTTTCTTTGTTAGTTTCTTTCTCGGTAAATCATCTGTATATTGTCCTCTGGCACTTTTACCAAGAATCATCGATTCAAAATATCTCCCAAGCATCATTGGTTCAGAAGCAGGTTCGGATATTGTCCGGGCAATTCTCATGAGATATACTTTTCTCAAGCAAAATTGTCTTTCTTCACCATTATGAAGGAATGTCTTTATTATCGACTGATTAATAGGAAACTTATGAAAGTCCATATTATTTCATCTTTTTAGCAAGCCATTCAACTTGAGCATCAACATATCCCAATACCTTATCAGAACTGTTAATTTCAAGTTTCTTAAATGTAGTCATATGATTTACTACCAATTTAAGACGGCTTTGGTAATTGATATTCTTTTGACGATCACCGGCAGATGCATCAGTAATATGCTTGAAGAACTTTTCAGCAATTGCATAAACACCTTTAAGATCCGGTTCGACATTGTTACCAATACCACTTTTATCGACAAGGATAACTGCACAATCAAGACAAACGGATGCAAGAATTCCTCTTTCAACTTCCGGAGATTTACCACCGCCGGCAGAACCTTTACCATAACCAGTTGTACTTGTAGATACTTTGTCAATCTTTACAAATTGATTCCCACGATTATCTTCTTTGTCTTCTGTGGTATAATCAACAGCTTGACCAATTGTGAACTTGGTTTGTTCTTTTTTGGTTGTTGTGAAAATACCATTATCACCATTTGCCATAGTGATTGAAAATTCATGGATAACACCATTTCTCCCATTGTATTGTTTATTCCATACAATACTTGTTGGGGCAGCATTATTCTGTGCCATAATTTAATATTTGAGATTTGTGAAATGAATTATTTTACCAGAGTAATTAGAATTAAACCATTGGAGAAAATCGCCTAAGTTTTCAAAGCCATCATTTACAGCCAATAATTTAATCTTGTCAAAGCTTAATTCCAGACCATCAACAAAAATACGAGGAAGTACAATGTCTTTTACATTATACTCTTCATATTTAATCAAGATGGTTTGAGTAGATATACATTCAAAAGTAGAAAAATGATATGGATTGCTTGATTTGTTCCGAGGATTTTTATACCAAGCATGTATCGTTCTTCCAGTTCTAAATCTGTTTCCGAAATCATTTCTTATTGTGTGGATTTTTTCTCCATACAATATTTTAGATACGAAATCTTTAGTAGCAAAGGATAGAATCATTAGAACAAAGGTTTATCTTCTGAATCATCGGAAGTTGCAGAACCAATACCGGCTGAATCATCAAGTTTCCCAAGTGTTGGATCAAATTGCTCTTTTGCCTCTTCATAATGAGCATCAATAGCATCCAGATTAGGAGTATTGCTTTTCTTTGGTTTCTTTGCAACTTTAGAAACAAGTTCCATTGATTTATTCAATGCATCAACAGCGATATCCTCATATCCGACAATAACCATTTCGCTTGATGATCTTACAACTTCATCAACAAACATGATTTTGTTATTGGCTTCGGCAATCTCATTCAATCGCTGCAGCTTATCATTATCAAGAATAGAGGCATCACCAATAACCTGAATAGGCCCAGGATTGATCTTTGCAAGAATATTAGCCAAAATAAGTACGGCATCACTCTCACAAACTTGTGCTTCATCAAATTGGAATCCATCAATACTCAAATAACCATCGTCAAAAGAAATGTTGTTAACCGGTAATTCACTATTGGAAATCATATCAGCTTTTCTCTTACGGCATGATTCGATATCCTTGGTGAGTTCTTCGGCTTGTCTTGCAAGAACCATTTCCTTTTCTTTGGCACCAGTTTGCAGATTAAGTTTTGCCTTAATATCTGCAATCTTCTGAATGATAGATTTTCCTTTCAAAAGTTTCTCTTCAATTTCTGCAGGACTTAATGTTGCAACATCTTTGATTGATTCGGTTAATTTGGCAATCTGATCGGTATTTATCTGCAAATTCTTCTTCATCTCTTCAAGTCTTATCTCCAGTGTTTTAATTTCTGTTGGCACACCTTCAGTAAAATCCTGAATAGTTCTGATTTGTCGAAGAACTTCCATCACACTCCGATATTTGGTAATGAGTCTTTCGGCTTCCGATTCCTTTTCAATCAAATTGATATCTTCATCACTTACTGCAACACTCATTACATTAGCATTTGCTGTTTTGTAATCAGCATTAACCTGTGTTCTTGTATTGTAGTAATGTTGCTCTTGGAGATCAAGCTGGTTGAATTCTTCCCGGGTTTTTTCTGGAAGTAATTTGAGAATGATATCCCGTTGTTTTCTTCTTCCCTCAACACTTTTGCTCATAGCAAAGAACTCACTCACATTGATTGGAGTGTAATTGAAGAGTTTCCGAATATCAGTTACATTCGAAATTTTGTTACCGTGGGAATCAATAGCAATAAATTTGCTTTTCTCATTGGTAAATTCATGTTGAATAGTAATCTCTTCGCCGGTAGCTGATGGAATTGTCATTTCAAGATATCCATCTTCTTCTCCTCTTGAAACTTTTTCCGGAGTATCATCCTTTGCAGTTAAGCAACCCGTTAAAGCTTTTAAGAAAGATGTCTTGCCAACACCATTCGGTCCCTGAATGAAATAGATATTGGAACCTTTCAGGACAAATTCTCTGTCTTTTAAAAGTTTGTAATTATGGAAAATTACCGGGATTTCGACTTCTTTTGTCGAATCAATAAGTTTTGTCATAAATAATTATTTTGATTGTTTGGTTTTAAGATACTCTTGAAATTCTTTTTCATGTTGATCTCGTTCATAGAAAAGTTCATCATCATCCATATCATCTATTCCTCTTTTCTCGTTCATCAACTCAATATAAAGCTCCTTCATTTTGCCCATTGACTACTTCATCTTTGAGATTATTTATTATTTCAAACGTGTTATAGTCCAGATTGGCTTCATACCGAATAATATTAGTATCATCACTATCTTGACCATCACGATTCTTTACTGCTTCGACAATGAATAAATGTTGAAGTTTAAGTGAGAGTTTAATATCATTACCATAAAGATAATAAGTACGGGTAGTTTGCTTTGGCTTGAAATCTTCCTTATACTTTTTATTGACTATAAAAGAATAGATACTGAGTTTTTCTTCGTAATACTTTTGTTCTCTGTGTCTATTCTTATCATCAATAAACAAGGAATATTCGATATACTTTCGCATTATGTAGCTTACACCCATAGGAGCACCATTATCCAAAGTATCTAAAGAGCATGCTTCTTTCAATTGTTCCCAAGTCATTTCACGTAAATCAACGATGGTTTTGGTATTCTTATCACTATGAGGATTAAGCACCCAAAATTCATTTATGAATCGACTGAAATCAAATTTGCCAGTAGCCGGCTTAACATTGAATAGTTTAGCCTTTTCTTTCTCTTCGATCACCAAATCTTTATATTTCCGTGGGAGATTAACCAGGATTGCTTGTTGAACATAATCAAGGATTCTTGTTGAACCTTTGATATATTCTTTTCTTGGCCTGTATCCTTCAGCTAGATTAAAAGACTTAGCGCTTTCTTTGGTGATATGGTGAAGAACGATTATGCTTGATAATGTTTGGTCGGAAATATCTTTAATTCTACCGGCCAAATAATCATCTTTCTCATTTCCTTTATAGAATGATTCCGTATTTATCAATCCAAGATTATCGACTATAATAATTATCGTATCATCAGGATTTTTGTCACGAAATTGTTTTGCTTTACGGGAAATGGTATTAATGGTGCAAACATGGTCAACGAATTCGATATTGTAATTGCCAAAACGCTGAACTGAATCTGCAATCTTCTCTTGATCATCTGCAGTAATCGTATAATTGATACTCTGCATTTGTTTTGATGTGAGTTTACAGCCCATGGATATGAATGAACGAATAATCTGTTCTTTACTATCTTCCATTGAGAACCATAATATTCTCACATTATCATTATTATCAAGAATACCCTTTGCGAGATATGTAGCATATTTGGTTTTTCCACACCCTTCAGCTCCGGCAATTAATAGAATCTGTCGTTCTCTTAATGTGATGTTTTCATCAAAAGATTTATCACCGGTACGAATGAATGTGGATACAAGACCTTTAGCTTTATTTGCAATATCCAGTAATGTCATGTGTAAAGCATCCTTAAAAGAAATTCTTCCTTCAATATCAAGGTCAAATTTGGTTATCAATTCTTTCTCGGCCCATTCAGCAATATCTTTTGGATCTTCTTCTTCGTATGCTTTTTGTTGCATTTCTGCTCCAACACGAATTAATTCTCTTAAAAGATATTTATCAGTAATAATTGCACAATGAAATGAGAGATGTTTTGCACTACCAATGTTTGACATTAATTTGGTAATATATGCAGGGCCACCTACTTCCATTAACTTTTCAGTTTTTCTCAAATGATCAGTTACAGTAAGAATATCAATTCCGACATTCTTTTTGTGCAATTCAATGATTGCTTCAAGGATTTTAATATTACATTCTTTATAGAATACAGAGGGTTCAGTAAGAAAATGAGCCACAAAGGTATAACTCCCGGGTTCTAATAATATTGCGCCAAGAATAGCCTCTTCAATCTCAATTGCTTGAGGAGGCATTCTTCCATATTCCGGATTAATAACTTGAGCTTTCTTTTTACTGAACCCTGGAGATTTTTCAGGGACCATAAGAATTATTATTGGATTTGATTAAGCGAATTGAGAATCGTTATCTCATTATTGGATTTGATAGCGTATGTAAGGAAACTAAGGTCACTGGCATTAAGTTCAAGAAGTCTATTATTGAATTCTAAACGAAACTTTTGAAGGTTCTCCATATTGAAATCACCATTAGATGAATCAAGGAAGTATTTACGAGTAACATTATTCCAAGCACGAGTATCAGAGAATTCAGAAAAGCATGATTTAAACTCTTTAATGCATCGAGCTTTCCTTTCAGCTTTTACATCAGCAAGATATTTACTGATTAAATTCGAACTGTTTCTGTCAACGGGATATGTTACCTTATATCCAGCAAGCATCATTTGTAATTTGTCCATGTCTTTATGAATTAATGGATTAAATTAATATTAATACAATTAAAAAACAAATTATTCTGGAGGATTTCTGTCAAATATTGAATTCCATAAGATTCCTAAAATAATAGCAATAATAACAAGGAGCACGTAAATTATATTCCAAGCCATTATCCATCCAAGAATCATAATAAATCCTTTAACATGAAAATATTGGAATGAATAAATACCAATGATAATCCATATTAACACAGCGAATATCCAAGTTAAGATGTATCTGTTCATAGTATTGATTAATTATCAAGTTTGATTTGAACACTATTGAGTCTTCCTTCGAGTTTAAGTTTTATCTCAAGGTAATCCCAATATAAGGATTGAGTACCATCTTGAGGAACAACTTTAAGCATTTCAGAAACAGCTTTAGATTTCTCAACTTCATCAATTGAATGTTTCACCGTAGCATGATCTCTTCCAAAATAAGATCCAACTTGAAACAATGACAATTTCTTACCATGTTTTCCGGAGTTCGTCACTTCGTATAGCAAAGCATGAAAGATGTGTCTAGCCGGCCTTAAAAATCCTTTTCGGGAATCAGATTCTAAATCAAAGGGTGTAATCTTATAATAGTTACAAATGATTACAATAAGATCTTTAGCAATTGAATCACTATTAAGATTTTCAAGTTCAGTATTATTATCCAACAAAACAGCTAAGATTGAATCTACGTTATTTCGAAGTTTAATTATTTCTTGACGTATAACTTTAACATCAGAAATCATTTGGTCTTTTTCTTGATCTGTCATTTTGTTTAGATTTCATTGCGTATTACAGTTAAAAGCTATTACAGTTGAGAATTTACGGCCTTTGATATTCTGCCTTTGCTTGAGAAGTTTTAATCTTTTCTTTTCTTGATCAGTTTTTTGAAATGCTGATTTGTCAACATTTAAAAAGGCATATCCAAATTTAGCGGATAACACATTACTTGGTACATGAAAATTTTTAGGCATGATATTTAAATTTGGTTTATAAACAAAAAAAGCCCCAAGATTAAATCCTGGGGCAGTCTTTTCGCTCTTCAGCGTGTTAAGCAGCAGCTCTAAGCTCTGGCTGAACAAAGTTGATTGATTTGCCTGTTAAGGGCGGTACTAAGTTCTCGACTAATCATACTTATCTGCTGTCAAATCCAAGTCACCCCCAGTTGCTGGCCTTTCACCAGCTTTCTATTTTATTGAGATTAGTAAACTCAACATTGGCGAAATGTGTGGAGGTGCGAGGTATCGAACCCCGGTCCAAACAGATTTTCCTAATAGTTTCAACGAACAAAGTATGTCAAAATTAGTATTATTAATCTACAATTGGAACATCATTAAGAACACAGGCAAGATATACTTGAGGAACACCATAGTCTTTGAATAGATGATACATTTGAATATTAGATTTACCGGTACAAAAGTTACCTTCATCTACTATACATTGTTGATCTTCATCTTCAATGTTCGGATCAAAGACTTGGATGAAATATTCTTGTAATGGAAAGTCATATCCATATGCTACTTCAAGGACTTTCTCTCCAACATAGTGTTTATGGGTTAATCGGCTCATTTTATTTTATTATTATGGAATGTATAATTGACCATTTTTTACTTCAGTTAGGAAAAACCATTCACCTTCATATTCTTGCCTACCACCACCACGAGTTAATTTACCTATTGTAACATTATTTTCTTGCGGTAACAATTTCTTTAAATCCTTAAATGATGGTTTGTTATGGAACACAGCTACAAAATAGTCTCCATCTTGATCGTATTGATTGATTGCTCTTGTTACTACCCACATAATTATAAATATTAAATTATGGCCCTTCCGATTAATATCCAGTTAACCGGAAGGCTTACGACCAAAGAAACCAGGCAATGGTACCACAAAATGATTAATGAACACCGTTATATCCCGAATAGATTGGATTTTCTTTCGGGTGATTCAGCTCATGCATAATCTCATTGTAAATAAGATCTGTTTCCATGGCTTGAATAGTATTTATTCTCTCTTGAAATTTCTTTACTTCTACCCGGGTCTTGAGATAAATGATAATATCACAATACACAGAGTAGCTTAAAACAATAGAGATAAAGATTGTAATCATTGCAGTGGCAAATAAGCCAAAGAAAACAATTGGATCGGTAATTACAGAGCTATTTAGATAATAGCAAGTAAGGAATACACCAATGATATTGCCCAGTGCAATAAAAATGCGGAAATAAAGTAAAAAGTTTCTCATTTCAGTAAGTATTAATTGTTTTTAATCCAGCGTTCAATAGTTTCTTTTCGTTTCTTGGCTTCTGCCAAAATTAAGAGTTTCCTTTCGGATTTAGGTTTACGATGCTTTTCTTTAATAATATCAGAATAGCGATTGAGTTTGTCCTGAAGAACAGATAGTTCTAATTTGTTTAGTGCAGTCATAATTATTTATTTCTGTTTTTAAAATAATCTATTACATAATCTATTACAAGTAATACACAAAAAGCTATAAATAAAAACCGGAATTAGCTCATTGAGCTTTCAAATTCCTTTTCTAACTCGGAATAGGATACATTCTGGCTCCTGATCATTGCATGAAACAATTCCTTCATAGAATGATTAATATTGGAGATTACCTCGATGTTGTGTCGATTTACTTTACCAAAAGAAGCTTTATTATCTCTAAGCTCTTTAAGTTGTCTGCGATAAGCGGTGAATTCAGTCATGATTGAATAAGTTTTAAGATTTGTTTTGGAGCAATTTGGTTACTTTCATTGAAGTATTGATACTCATTAGAGTACAGAGTGTAGACAATCCTTCAAGATCAACAGTAAAATAGGTTACTTTACCGGATTTCGTAGTTAATTCAATGTAATACATTATAATGAATATTTGGTTTATATTAAATACTATTTTGGAAAGGATCACGGGAAGGAATACGAACAGGAAATGTCACAAACCTGTTTGTGCTCGCATCCCGCGTCCTTTGTCTTCATTCGTAGCAAGGGTCAGCCGGTTCCCTATTGTCAAAAGGCTCGTCATGAAGTTCGGCAACCGGCGCGCCATTATTTTTCCCCTCTTCAAAAACAGTCCAATTGTTGTCACCTTGATAGCCAACAAATGAATCATCGACATAGCCAAATGAATCACCATCTTTGTCATAGATAACATTATCAGATATATAAACATAATCTCCTTCGGGAAATCCCGGATGCGTGACTTTATGTCCTTGCATCATATGTTCTATTGCATCATTAAAGTTCATTGGATACAGTTTTGGTTAAGACATAATACTATGTTTCGGCTAATAAAGCTCTCATCAGTTAACCTGTAATATTAATACTCAAATTAAATAAATAGCCATATATACTTTGACATATCATGACATAGAGAGAGAGAAGACAGATAGATAAATTGCTTTTGTCGGTATAGTGTACGTTCTATTTAAGCTATCAAAGTGCTTAAAAAAAGCAATCAACAGCCATAAAGCCGAGCATTGTCGGCCTTAAGCTATTGTCAGAGTAAAAAACACACCTATATATATAGTGTATGTTTGCCTTAAGCTATTTATAGAATAAAAAAGAACTCCTACCCGTGTAGGAGTGGTCTTTTATGCGTCAACCTCTTCGGCTATTAAACTTGCAACCTGTTCTGATGACAAAGGCTTATAATCTATTGTATTGTAACCTCTATCATCTACAGTAACATTAATAATCTGGCCAACTTTAAGCCTGTTAAACTGTTCAAAATCAATTGAAACGTTCATTTTATCATTTGATTTTACATTCTGCATATCGCAAAAGCAGAGAATCTTCGCATTTTTTACAGTACTGATCTCTGTTTCTGTAATTGCTTTAAATTTCAGTTTACCTGTTTTCGGATCTGTTTCTGTACTTTGTGCTAAAACAGTAAAGTCAGTGTCTTTTAATACCCCTAAAAGATATTTACCTTCTTTATTCTGAACACGTGGAGAAAATAACGGTTTACAACCGTTTGCGACTAATAGGATCACTAAATTACTTTTCATTTTGTTGAGTTTTTTTTGTAAGTATTAAACACCAATAACAATACACTCACAAAGGAAGCCACGGGACAACCCATGCGGAGCATGACGGTGACGGGGTTAATTGATATACTCCCCCTACTCTCCTCCCCTCTCCGTGCACGTAGTATACCGGTTGGTTGATAAGGAATAGAGTTT